TACGGGTTTTTCTTATTTTTTTAGACCTCGCGCCACCAGGTGTGCGAATTTCTTCTTCCTCTTCCTCTTCTCTTTTCTCCTTTTTCATTTTCTTTACATCTTTTATTTCATTCTTAAAAGATTTAATCTCAGATTCTAGCTTCTCATATATATTATCTATGTCAATTGAACCATTCGATTCTTTTTGTGTTATGCGTAAATCGTAAAAGTCATCTTCTATCTCATCTATTTTTTCTGCCAAAACATATATATGACAATCTTCATAGTCATCTTTACAAAACTTTTCAAATTCTTCCTTATGCAGAGAAAGCTTGTCACGCATTTTTAAAATTTTTTGGATATTCTTAGTCTTTTTTTGTGTATTTTCTATTTGTTTGATAAATTTTTTAATTTCAGAATGAAGTATATCAATATTGTTTTCATGATAAAAACTAGGATTCTCTATTTGAATAATCACTACATTACTATCTAAGGTTTGAACTTCATCTAAAATTTTTTCATATACTTCTAAGTCAAGGCGTGCTAGAGCAAGATCTGTAGAATCTACACGCAAATCTTCAAATTCTTGTTTTAGTAAAGGAAGTTTTTCTCGTATTTCCTCTATTTTTTCTAAATCAACTTCATTAAAAGTATTCATATTACGCTTTTTCTTTCTTGTCAGCATTCTAAAAATACTTACGAATCTTATTTACTAAGAAATAAGATATGGCGAAAAGCACTCCTCCCCAAGTAGAATCTTGTAAAGCAAAAGATAGTTTGTAGTCTTTTAATGTTGAGAGATTGGTGAAATCGTACACAGCGTAAGTCAAAGAACCTACTATGGCTGCATTCAGGACGCCGTTCTGCTGAATGAGTAGGAGGGCGAGAGCAAGATATACAACTATGGCGGGAAGAATCTGGAGTTTTACAGGACTTCCTTGAATCTTTTCAAACATGGGAATACCTGTAAAAGTATTGATGTAGAGCCAAGGACTATCTACGATAGGCAGGGTAATGAAAGCGATTAAGAAGGATACCAGATCAAACTTCATCTTGGAGATGCGTCTAATATATGCGAGTAAAGAACGCGGACTGTGTTAAAGGGGTTTGTTATGTCTTCTCTTCGCCTGGAAGGATTTGATGAAGGAATTCGCGGCCACCGGTGTCTTGTTATTGGAAAAGAGAGTGATTGGATTGGTCGTATAGATAGTTTAGAATCGGAAAGTTTATATAAGGGGCGATCTGTCCTAGTGATTCATGAGCCTGTGCGTTCTGGAGGCGGGAGTGGCGGAACTCCAGGATTCTTTCGTAAACGTTGGGATTGTGTATTTCGTATTCGTGAATCGTTTGAAGCGCAGATGTTAGCAACCTATGTTGCGAATGCTCCTAAACCTGTGAGAATCTTGTGGTACAGCGCAGCAGGTCAAGAGATTCCTCGGGCTTTGTGGCAAAAATGGACTCCTTCTAGCGATGTCAGTCTTATCGGATGTTCTGACAAAGGAGAACTCTTAGGATGTGAATGGGAAGTCATCTTCTTTCCTTTGCAGAATACACCACAGTTTACCGAGAAAGTCTTGGGTATGCGTGGAACAGGAATGCGTAGCTTGGCCACAAACGTTTCTTCACATTTGTCGGAAATTACAGAAAAAGGCGCGGCATTAGTCTGGTCAAATATTGACGAGACGGATAATCGCGGTTGCTTGTATTGGTATGATCCGAGTGATGTTGCAGCGAGCCCTTTGCTCACAAAACCTGAGGCCGTGTCCATAATCGATGAGCTGAAAACATGGATTCTCAAACACTAACGACGAGCTCTTCTTTTACTCTTACTCATAGCCATTCTCGTACGACTTCTTTTATATTTTTTAGTACTTCTGTTCTTTTTCACTCTACGACGAATAGTTCTATTCATCGGAGCGCGGCAACTCATAGTACCAGAAGTAATCAAAGAAGAAGTAATTTGATCTTCCCATCCGCGTGCGCCACCCCACGCCTGCTTCGTTCCTCCTATATCATCTTCCATCAAGAATGCCATTTAGAATCACGTTAGAATTATTTCTTAAAAATCTTGAAGGTACCCTTCTTAGCCTTATAGCCAGCCTTCACCAGATTCTTCAACGACTTCTTGCCGAGCGCATGCTTCTTACGCGAAACAATCCGCCCCTTCTTGGTCTTCATCAAGTCCTTCTTTGTCAAACCACCGGAAGTATGTGCAGCTGTACCATGAAAGACTTGTGCCTTGGATCCAACTCTCGGGAGTTTACGCGTCGTTCTCGTCGCCATTCTACCTGCTCCTCCCTTTTTTATTAATTGTCCTGATATGTCTGTTCCTGACGCATCAGCAAACAATTCTTCTTGATTTGTCGGATTCCTTATTTCTGATAAGAATGAATATGGAACCGGGTCCATCCTCTAAGTATCACGAAGAAAAACATGTTAATGTCTTTGTTTGTGATTGTTTTGTTAAAATTTCATAATCTTACAAATATCTAACGGCGGTGGCGGCGAGTGGACTTGCGAGACGCGGATCTGGATCTGCTGCGGCGGCGAGCACCGCCCTTGAGCGGGATAGACGTCTTGCCCCAATGACCAGGCAAGAAAGAGGTGGCAGGAGAGCCCGTCAGCTTCTGCAGAGCCATGGCGTGCTTTCCAGCATCAACGTGCGTAGAATGCATACGATCGCCGTGTTGCTTCATATACTTATCTAAGTTTGCTAGATGGGCCGCTCTGGCGGGGCCATCCGCCGCCAGCTGCGCACGGTGAGCCGCTACTCTCTTATCAAAAGCAGGGCCCGCAGCCACCTTCTCCGCACGGAGCTTAACAATTCTATTCCAATTGTCTCCAGCCACCTTATAATCATTAGAGATAAAGCCCTTTTCTTTGCCGATGGCGGTGGCCAGGGCCGTCGCCTTTTGCTGGGCCGTTAAGGCGGGGTTCGCCTGAACCGCCCTAGCTACTGCAGGCTTCGCCAGGATGGCACGCGCCGCCGCCGCCGCCGGGCTTGAACCATTCGCAGCCGCCACTAGAGTCTTGGCAGCGTTAGGAGATGTGCCAACCGCCTGCGAGATAGCCGAAGTGCTATTCGTCGCCATTGCAGCGGACAGCGATGTAGAACCGGCTACCGCCGGCAGAGCCGTCGCGCCCAGAGATGACGACATAGGGGACGCGAAGGCATCCGCCCAGCCGCCACGCATAGAACGACGAGCACGGCGCGTGCGACGACGACCGCCGGTCGCGGAATACTCGGAAAGCTCAGAAGGAAGACCACTCTTGTAACCACCACGTTGAGGAGAGTACGGCATTTGTTTCTACTAGAATATAGAAATTTACGCAGAGGAAACCAACATTTTGTCCATCTTGTAGATGAATTTTTTTATTGCAAGATACAATAAAAAAATGGTCCAGGCGGGGATTGAACCCGCGACTCTGGCGTATACTTGTTTGATGCGAAATATATAGAATTATTCTATAAGCACCATGCTCTACCAACTGAGCTACTGGACCGGACAACTGGTGGAAACAAACCGCCCCCACCATCAATTTTACTCGCCAGAGATTTAAGCCGCGGACATGAAAGACAACGATTCGTCTCTGCTATTCTCACATGCCGCAATCTCCCCAGAATGCATCGGGATACGAACAATCTCCCCTCTAGCACAACGCTCCGCATAGTCCTTCATCTGGCCCAAATCGTACACCCCAGCAAAATGAACTAAGAAATCGCCGGACTCCCATAAAGGCTCCCCAGGAATTCCCCGCAAATATGCATTCATCTTCTTGTGCTCACGTGTAATATGTATCTTGGCATAGTCTGTCTTGTTAGATTGATATAAATATATCATCGCGGCATTCTCCCACCAAAGATGATAAGTGAACTGAATTTGCTCTCCCACCCTTATCCAAAAGTCGCGCGCCCATGCCGTGTTACGAAAGACAATATTTCCACTATTAATATGACCACACGCATCAAGAGTAATCAACATATCTTTGTTTGCCGGAAGTAAAGGTAGCACATGATCCTCAAAACGAAGACTCGGATTCGTTATGTACACATCAGCATCACTCTGCCAAATGATAGCACCCTCAGGTAGCTTCGAACAGACATTCAGCAAGAAAGGAATCTTAGACCAGGCGATCGGCTTATTACGATCCCAGAACTTCTCATCACCCTCAATCAAAGTATAACCATGTCTCGCAACATAGTCACGCTTTGTCTGAATACAAGAATCCAGAGCCTTTTTATAATCAGCTCCTATACAGAGAGTAGTGATTGTTAGCTTGTCTGACATATCTTATGGTTTTGTGTAAGAGGGGTTTAGGTGAAAATTGATTTTGTTTGGACTCCTGCAAACCTGTCCCGCGCCCTGCCTAGTATGACTATGCTTGATTCTGGTGTCATCGTGAATGAGATTAATGAATTCTTGAAGAAAGAAGAGGAAGAGGAAGAGCAGATTGAAGAACATGAGGTAGAGGTAGAGGAAGAGGAAGAGGAAGATATTAGTGAGAGTGAGAATGATGAGGAAGTTGAGCCTGAGATTCTAGACACAAAGACCCGCACTCTCTCCACCCATAAGGGCGAACTCTACCTAACAACATACATCAAGGACGATAAGAAAATGATCCGTATTGAAACCGATAAGTCTATCACTATCCCCCTTTCCATGCTCAGTTCTTATGTAATCAGAAATGATCTTGACACAATTGAAAAGATCTTTGTTGATAAGGAAGATTTCCTCTGTATTACTTCCACCTTCGTATTTATCTTCGCCGTGGCTATTGCTGGCATGTCCATCTGGATTCTCTCCATTTCCGAAAAGATTTCCGCCACCCACCCCTTTAATTAGAAAAACATCTTTGATAAATTGCCATACCTATATTTATTATGTAAACCCTTCCTTATCACAGAAAATACCCCTTTAACACTACCCCTTTTTATCAAGAGCGGAATACCCAAGATACACTCATAAATTCCAATATCTTTTGCGTCCATAATAGCTTCACCACCATCTTTTAAAATAAGAACTACCAAGTCATTCCAAACACTACTTATCGCCGGCTCCAAAACTTCCTTGTGCTTCAAACTCGCTTCAGCACAATACACCAAAGTGCGTATAACTTCTTCCAAGTTCTTCTCAGAAAACCAGTCAAAAATACGTAGCTCAATCCCATGCAAGAAATGCTTCTTATAATTTATGTCCATCCCAATCTCATCAAGAGGCTTGTAGGCGCTTTTTTCATGATATACCTTGTACCACCAAAACGGCTCAGAAGATCCACGAATATCACCACGTAGTTTTGTAACAATCTTGCCCTCAGGCATTTCCTCCGTATTATATGTTCCTATGCCAGTATAACGACTCACAGCGCATCTCTGTGATGCCTTAGATCCGTTGGGGAATAAATCAGGTGTTCCATACACAGCTACCAATAACGGCTCCAACCACTGGAATATACGAATACAATTCTTGTGCTGCTTACGAAATAATTCAGAATCCACGAGTGTAGGGATTCCTTCACTATCTTTTGGACCAAGGAGAGAAGGAAGAGTTATATTAATATGATACGTACCATTATTGAATATGGCAAGATTTGAAGGATTCGAATAGAACACAGTAAATCCTGGATTTATCTGCGGATACATGAAAGAACCATATTGCTGGTATAACTTCGCCTTCTTACAGTACAAATTCAACTGATCCAAGAATCTTTTCTTTTGGCTAATAAGTTCTTTGATAACTGGCTTTGCCTTGGCCTTGTAAAATTTCTGCGTAATAAATTCTATCGTATCTCCATCAAAAGTAAAAAATTCTTCATATTCTTTTTTAAAGATGTCAGGGCAGAATTCTTGGAGTTCTTGAAAAAGAGTTCTGCCTCTGAATGCCGGATTTGATTTTGGATGCTTTTCATACGTCTTTACATGATTTCCATGCGAATCCATCTTTGTAAATGCATGAGCATTAAAAAAGAAAGGTAGAGGATAAAAACCTGAACTATCTGTAAACAATAGTTTCATTCGTTCAAGAGTCTCGGGTAGATAAGATTTGTAATAAGATACACTATATCGTTCAGGCTTGTGCGCAGTTCTTAACAGAGGAGCAGCAACTTGGATCGGTTTTGAGAATTGAAAATAAGTTTCCTCTTCTATGCCAAGACCCCAGAATACTTCTTTTTCACCATAGATAGACTTATATTTTCTATGTTTATCCAAAGTCATCTCTGAATTACAATAATGGATTTTTTACGGAAAATAAACCCCTTAACAGATTTACATCTGAAAGCAAACAAGTTGATAAAAAATTACTAGTGTCAAAAGGAGTGTTGGAAACAAAAGGTAAAAGAACTAAGTGGCTTATTTCTGCCTTTGAAGATACAATCCTCTTTAACACAAGATCACCAACCGTCATAGGAAATTCTTCATATAATTTAGACTTTGCATCAAACTTGCTTATACGCTCAAGGATAGTTTCCAAGTCTTTGAAAGTAAACTGTAAAATAGTATAACCCTCATTACACATTCTTAATGAAGGCTGTACATTCGTTTCAAGATCTTTCTGCATTTCCCTAGGAACAGGAGAAATTTCAAATAACTCTTCAATCAATTCACGGAATGCTGTCTCAGTTTCCGTTTCTCCTTCTTCAGGATTTCCTCCAATTCCACTTATACATGGAATTTTCTTATTCGGTTGATATCCTGCTAAATATAAATTACCATCTGTGAAAAAACATCCAGCAGAAGTTATTGGAGCTTTTCCCTTTCGTTTAAAAGGAATAATTGACTCAAAAAAAGAATAAAAAGATAACATCTATTCATATATTATTCTTCATTTCTAAGCAGAGTTCGCAATAAAATTGAAGCAGGCTGTGAGGGATATTTACAGGTCTCCCTTTGCCTTTGCCTTTTGTCTTTTCTACACGATGAGCTCAGAATATGTGCGAGTTGTGTTAGAGGGTGATGATGTGCCTTCTCAGCCTTCTTCACCTGCTCTCGTCACAGGCTACGAACCTGATCGCTTTCAGAAGTTTGCGATTGCGGCGATTGAAGCCGGCGAGAATGTGTTGGTGACCGCCAAGACAGGTTCAGGTAAGACTTTCGTCGGCGAGTACCAAATCGCCAAGAGCTTGTCTCGCGGTGGGCGTGTATTCTACACAACTCCCATCAAGTCCCTCAGCAATCAGAAGTTTCACGACTTGAAACACCTCTTTCCAGAAGCATCGGTAGGAATCATGACAGGCGATATTAAGTTCCGCCCTGATGCTCAGATTATCGTGATGACGACAGAAATTTTGCGGAATCTGTTGTTCAAGAAAGGTACTTTGACTGAGAATGTTGGTTTGACTTCTTTGGTAAGCCTTGACCGTTTGGATGCTGTTGTCTTTGATGAAGTACACTACATCAACGATCCTGATCGTGGGCACGTGTGGGAGGAAACTCTCATGCTTCTTCCATCTGAGATCAAGCTCATCTTACTGAGCGCTACTCTTTCATCTCCTTACGGATTTGCTCGCTGGCTAGGTGATCTGAAGAAAGTTAAACTCTGGCTCATCTCAACTCTTTGGCGTGCTGTGCCTCTGGAACATAGTGTTAGAGGCGTTGGTTGCCAAGAGAATATTGTAATCTATGACTCGCGTGAAGTCTTTTATGATTCTGCTTACCAGGGATGGCTTCAAGGGCGTTCTGGAGCTTTGCTTGCCCAAGATAAGTATCGCGAAAAGGTAAAGGATGCTCGTCGTGGGGGGCACGAAGGTCCTGTTGGTGGAAAGACGCATGTAAAGGCATTTGAACACCAGATGAACGAACTGTTGGCGGACCTGGAGGTAAAGGCCAATCTTCCAGCAATCTTCTTCGTGTTTTCGCGGGTAGGGTGTGAGCGCCTGGCTTCTTTGTGTAGCGGCCACTTCCTAGATAGCAGCGATGCTTCAGCTGTATCCCATATCTGGGACTTTCATCTTAGCAGATTTCGTCAGAGTCTGGAAAAGTCGCCACAGTACCACACTCTAAAAGATCTGGCTATGCGCGGCATCGCCTTTCATCATAGCGGCCTTCTTCCATTTATGAAAGAGATTCTTGAAGTGCTGTTTAGCAAGGGTTATATCAAGGTTCTCTTTGCCACCGAGACTTTCGCTGTAGGGATCAATATGCCTACAAAGACTGTCGTATTCACAGCGTTGGAAAAGTTTACTGATGGACGGATGCGGCCTTTGACTTCGTCAGAGTATGTTCAGATGGCAGGACGAGCTGGCCGCCGCGGTAAAGATACGCGAGGTCTTGTGATTTATCTGCCCCAGAAAGAACCTGTCGATCTATATACGATTCGTCAGATTCTGACAGGGAAGAGTGCAAAATTTGGCTCTCGAATGAACTTTCACTACGATTTCTTATTGAAGATTCTGAATGGGATTGATATGCGTGAGTTGCTAAAGAAATCTTATTGGTGGAGATTGCAAGAGGACGAGTGCGAGGGACTTCTTTCGGATATAAAGGAGGCCGAGAACTCTGTTGCGCATCAGAGCGGACTGTTGTCAGAGGAACAGATGGCGGAATGTATTCTGAGAGATGAGCTGGAGGAGAAATTCTCTCAACTTCAGAACGCAAAAAAGAAGGCCGCTGGCAGGGAATTAGAGGCGTGGAAAGTGGCTCATCGTGAATCTCTGTGGAATCCGATTTTGAATAGATACTCAGATTATAAGCAGAAAAAAATGATATTAAACCAGATAAACTCTTCTTATAAAACTTTGCAATCTGAGATGTCAGTCCCATCTCTGCATCAACGTCAGAATGTTCTGAAGGAATACGGATACGTAAACGAGAATGGGCAACTGTCAGAGCTTGGCCTTCTTGCTTCAGAGGTGAATGAAGGCCATCCCTTCTTAATGACGGAGTTATTTGTTCGTCTGCGCGGATACAGTTCTTCATGGAAACTTGCCGATCTCCTATGTATTCTCTCTGTTTTCTTAGGCGAGACACGCGATGATGTAGTATCAAAACATCCTGGTGAACTTTCTGTAGAACCGAAAGTGCGCGACGAGTTGTTGCGTATCATAAAAGATTCCGAGGTAGGGTGTAAGAGGGGGTCTGCTGTGGATGATCCTAAGTTCTGGGCCATCTGTACCGAGTGGGTAGATCCCATCGCCTACTGGCTTTCTGAAGAAAGTCCTCTCCCTGCAACAGTCTGTGCGGAGTTTGGAATCTTTGAAGGTAATCTCCAACGCGCCCTCATGAAACTCATGGGACTCGTCGATGAATTCCGCGCTATGGCAACTCTTGCGAAAGATGTCGGCTGGCTCTATGAACTCGATGGAGCCCAAGCAATCGTTCTACGCGATGTAGTTGTTGCAGAAAGCTTGTATCTGCGCATCTAGATAAAATGCTCCAAAACTGCAGGATTAAAATAAACTATCGTAATAACAAAAAGTATCATAGAACTATAGATTAAAACAGCATTTTTCATAGAACCTCTGACAAAGTACTGCACTCCTAATTCAATCAAACCCCACGAACCAATCCACCAAATAACAATCAAAAGACTAACAAAAAAAACCTTAGGAAGTTCCATTTTTTCGTAGTTCTATACGGAGCGCCGATAATAAGTGTTTTTAAACTTTTAGAGTTTTAGAGCCGTCCGTATTTATAGCGACTTCATCAATCTTAAATACAATCTTGTCTTTCCACCGCGCCTGGTCGCGGCATTCATACCAGCAAATCTTTACACGCGTACCCCGTGAGAAGAGAGAACTTGCCATAGTTTTAGCACTTATCATGCGCTTCCATTCAGGAACCCAGATTTTTGTCTTTTTCATTTCGGAATATATGATAATCCCATCCACAGTTTCAGAACCATTTTGCGAATTTGCCAACTTTGTCATATAGAACAAGTCACGACTGAATGCTTTTGCCTGCTTCTGCCTACGATTCAATTGACTAATAAGTTCTTCTCCAATTTCTTTTGGAGTTTCTCCTTTGATTAGATTTTTGATACACCGCTGATTTACCAAGTCAGCATATCTACGAATAGGTGAAGAAGCGTAGGCATACGTTTCAGAATCCAGACCGTGATGTCTGCAATTAGCGCTGGTAGGAAGACAGAACTCTGCCGACTCGTAGAATAAGAATTCTGGAATTTCGGGTATGTCTTTTACACTCGCCAGGATAGGCGATGTGGATTCACGTTGTCTCCTCAGAATACCTGTGTTGTTTTTTGCAAGAATCTTACCCGCCTCCTTGTTATAGAAGATCATCATAGACTCTACCCATTCATGACTGTCATTCATCTGTCTGCCAGAAAGAGCCGCGGCACAGCTCGCAAGAATCTGTAGTTCATGAGACTTTGAAAAGTTGGAATTAGCTTCATCGTATGTGTAAGAGGTGGTTGTTTCTGTTCTAGTCAACTTCCATTCAGGTTCTGAGATAGATTTTGTAGAAACATCATAACTGAAGCAGAGACTCAGAGTATTCTTAATGGTCCCAGGGAGAAGCGAGATTCTGTTCTCAGAAAGTTCAAGAGGAAGCATGGGATAGATAGCAGAACCTTCAGGAGTGTAGAAGGAAGTTGCTCGCTGTTGCGCACAAATATCTAGGGTAGTGGAATCACCAACGGCTTCTGCAACATCGGCAATATTGATAGAGATATCCCAAAGATTTCTCTCCATGTCATAGTAGATTGTAAAAGAGTCATCTACGTCTTTACATCCTGGCGGATCTATGTGGAATGTCATCCCTGGCAAGAAAATACGATGTGATGGTGTTGAAGGGGTTGATTCTTCGTATTCTGGAAAGTGGCGCTGTTGTTTGCAATTGTTGTAGGCGTAGGCGGAGAGAAGAAGTTCTTTTTCGGATTCTGCACTAGGAGTTCCTAGATTCTTAATCAGATTTCCCTTTGGAAGTTCTCCCTTTCGATCTTCAGAAGTTGGGGCGGAAGGTTCAACAATTGCATGCACGTTATAGAATATGGTTCTTTGTGAACATCCCACCGCCATCGGAGAAATATCTTTGTCATAAGGTACAAAGCGAAAGATTGGGACACCACGACTTGTCATCCCATATCTTACCTTAGAACTCAACTCCAGAGTCCCAGGAATCCAATTTTGTTTCGTTAATGACGACATTCTACAGTAAGTGGACAGGTCATTCTGGCAACATGCGCGTACAATTTTTATTTTGCTACTGCTGTTCCTCAACCAAACAAAAATTGAAACCTGGCGCGGCTGGATGGTCAAGTCACCATGGCGTACGAATATATTAGGAATTCAGATGGACACTTTGTATGCACCCACTGCCAAGTCGTAAAGAAGAACCAATCCACGATGCACATGCACTATAAAGCGAATCATGACGGTCCTCTCAAGCACAAGTGTAAAGACTGTGACTATGAGACATCCACCAAACAAGGACTAGATAATCATACTCTTTCAAAGCATCCAGCACAAGGACAGCAAAGAAAGAAGGAGTTTGAATGTAAGCATCATGATTGTAAGTTTCTTTCAGCAACTCAGGCAGGTCTTCGTAGCCACTTCTTTCTACGTCATCTTTCCAAGGAAGTTGCCAAGTATCTAGGGTTGACTGCTTGTGGAGAAATTACTTGTACTTCTTGTGGAAGTGGGTTTTCTAGCAAGCCATCCTTTGTGTATCACTTAGCAAAGTGTTTGCCGAGTGATATTACAAGCAAGGAAGATGTTCGTCATGCGATTGGTTAGATTAATTAGAATCTTGAGTTTCTTTAGCTCTTTTTGCTGCTGATAATTGTTTCTCACCATCGTGCATTTCTTGTACCATCAAGACAACACTATACATATGATAGCCTAGAGCACCGAATGCAGTAATGGCCAAAAGTTCATAAGCCCATCTCGGTGTATCGTATCCAGAATTTCCAATATAGATGATCAGAGGAGCAATCAGGAAGATGTGAATTAAATTAATCCAGAGCCCAGAGCTATGAGACTTCCAGCGAACCATCGCTCTGTACGTTTGATAAATGAGAAGCAAGATTCCTACGATTTGTAGTATGTTGAATACCCAGAGTTCTAGCTTTCCTCGGAGGAAGACTATATAGAGTAAGAAGGGAACAACTACGAATATATGGAATAGAGCAAGAGACATGTGTATATCTGCCATTCGTCTCTTTCTAAGATTATAAGAAAAACTTTTTCAACATGGAGTCCGCGTGGATGAGAGCACCTTCCATCCAAGTTTGATGTATACTAAAACTCTCTCCACATATATACAGGGGTTGATTAGGGAACGGTTGCATGATTTTCTCAGATTCTTTTGAAGGATCATACATTCCTGGAGTCCAATACGTACAACCATTCTTCCAAGAATGTGCCTTGAAAAAAAGAGGATCAGGAATCTTTGTCTCAGGAAACAATTGGCGAAGTTCTTTCATCACTTCTTTTTTCAACGTAACTTCTCCTTTCTTTTCAAGAATATTTGTCCAGCGATCGGCATCCTGAGATTCTGTGTAAGAGGTCATTATACTTCCTAGAATCGGATTCACAGGAATCATGAAACGAATGGGAGAATCTGTCACAAGTTTTTTCATCAAAGCAAACCACGGAGGGAAGGGAAAGATTCCGTAAGTTCTTAGAAGAGGTTTCATCGTAAGATGTTTGAGTGTAGGATAATTCTGGAACGGCGCAACACGTTTGAGAGAGTTACTATCTAGCGCAAGAATCACACGATTTGCTTTGATAGATCCGCCTTGAACTGTACAGAGGATGGAACCTTCTCGTGTTTTTGAAACTTTGGTGATTTTATGATTCATAAGAAACTTGACTTTCTTAGATTCAAGTTCTTCTTTCATGGCTTTGATGAGAGCACTCAGGCCTTCATAGACTACATAGAAATTTGCTGCACTTTTCATTTCATTCCTGAAAGTTTTTAACGCAAGATCCGCACGAAGAGTTTCTAATTCTGCACGATAAGCAAAACGAATACATAAATCTTCTGCTTTTTCTCTTCCTAATGTGGCATCCAGAATCTGCTTGAGAGTATGTGTGGCTAGAATGGAAGGTTCAAGGGATGAAGTAGCAGAATCAATAACTTCTGAGAGTTCAGTCCAAGAATCAGGAACAGGAACAGGGTTTTCACCTTGTTTCAACCAGTCCTGGGCTGATGGAAGAGGAAACAAAGTGAGTCCATACTTTGTTACATAGTTTTTTACCATTCTATGGCTTTCGTGAATACGGCCAGCTCCACTCTCCCACTGCATGTTTGGGAATTTAGGAGGAGTATAACTTTCTACACGACCCCCTACGTAGTCATAAGCTTCCGCAATAACGACATGAAGTTGCGGATTCTTATTAATGATGCGAAGAGCGCAGTGTAAACCTGCTAGCCCTGCACCGACTATTAAAACATCATATGGCGTAGAAGCCATTCTATTCTAGATTACTTTGTATTCTTACGGGTTTGAACCTGGATCCAGCTTGCAATCTTAGCAGTCTCGCTACTTTGATATGGGCCGGCGATGTTCTTGTGTCCAGGATTCACCATGATAAAATTCGGTATGCTACGAATTTGACAGAAGCCAGGAGTATACTTATTCTCGTCTATGTCACAACGATAGATCTTGAGATTGGGAAATTCTTCTTCGATAAAATCCCAGTCTATGCGCTTACAAGCACCACACCAATCAGCAGTAAAATAAACTAAAACCGGGGCTCCAAGAGTATTATTTTCATACAGTTCTTCAAACTGTTTGTGATCAGTTAGAGGCTGCATCTCGGAAGTTTCTATTCGCCGTAAGAAGAATTCCTCCTCCAATCAACGCAACGATACTACCAAATGCTAGATAGTCTAAAGGATTCTTAGCAAAACTTCCTTTTGCTCCTCCCTTTTGTTCAGGGACAGCAGAATTTGCAGCAGGAACAGGTGGTGTGGCCGAAGCAAGAGAAGCGATGGGTGGCAGAGTAGAGGGTATGAAAGAGCTAGAGAGAGAAGACGCACTTGAAGCCAGATGTCCTATCTTTCCTGCCAATTCTGCAGCAGTCCCAATTGTATTTGCCGCAACATTCTCAGCAGTTTCTATGATCTCACCAGCACCTACTACTGCATCCTTTCCTAAGACAATTGCATTATCGAGTGTTCTTTCACCAGCATCTACACCTGCTACGAAGGGTACGACAAATTCAGGAGCCACAATCATACCCGCACCGAGAGTGAAGTCGTACATATTCTTGAAATACTGATACACAATCTTGTAAATGGCGGTGATGAATGACTCTTTAGGGCACGGTTTCACTTCTGTCTTTGACATCAAATTGGGGCTGTGAGAGTCTGGATCCATCCAAATGGTCCAAGGAAAGATACGTTTTGTTCCACTAAACAACAAGTCTGCCGGTGTGCCAAACATTTGCCACGAATCATAGAAAATCGCAAAGAATGTGATTAAGAATCCAAACGGAATAAAGATTAAAAGACCAAAGCGTCCAGCGGCATTAAATAAATCTCCAGCAATCAAATTGGATACTACAGCAAAGGGTACCATGAGCGCGTATAAGAGAAAGAACCACGGACTGGGAGGACTGCCCTTCGTAGGTTCTTTTTCTGGGGCATTATCATCTATCCACATACCTTGCGCGAGGCCGAGAGCACCCCAAGGATGATCTAATCCGTACTTGTTCAGAGTCTCAAGATTCACTCCACCATAGGTAGAGAGTTGAACCAAGTCAAATAGCCAATAATATCCTAGAGTAAACAGATTCACTATAAAAAAAATAAGAGCTGTCTGAGGACTTCTTAATAAGACATGGTGAAGACCAAAAATACCAAAAAATAGTGTGAACCACCACATACCAGATTGAGTAAATTGTGGTTCTTTCCAAAAATCTATACGACTTTGCGAAACTGCTGGAAATTCCATTCGCACTACTAACTTCACTCAAGAACATAGTTCTTTCTTAAAATCCGGATACTATACTTATATTCTGAATAAGAGACCACCAAAACCATCCACAATACGAAGAATGTTATGATTTGTTGCGTAGACACGTACATTCGCTGCGTTGCGTGCAGGGAGAACTGTGTTATCCATTTGCAATTGAAGAGTGATGTTATCAATACGACTGGCGTTCATGCTTCCACTCGGCTGCATTTCCTCAGGCTCAATCGCAAAACTGTAGCTATACACAAAATCATCTACGGGGATAACCGTATGATTCTGGTAAGGCTGTACAAGTCGGAAATAATCCGCATTTCGTATATCAAAACGATCATAACCTTCTATGCGCAATAGAGCTGTTAAGATAAGATTCTTATATCCGTTGGGCGATGTTTCACTAATCGACAGATTTGTATAATTGAACCACTGGTTGGTATTCACCGCAATATCTCTTTGGATTACCCAGAAAAGTTCGCGCAAGGGGTGATTGAATTCTAACGGCACTTGTATCGTGGCCGCATTTGCATCAATCGAAATACTCGGAGTATATTGTACTTGTTCTATGAGATATTCATGGGAATGCGCCACAAATCTACGACGCTCGTCAATATCCAAATGAACATAGTCTCCGTATAACACCATGCTCGTGATTGTGGCGTTTATAGGATTTTTAGGAGTACCGGCGATGACGGTTTGTGAAGTCGGTATAGTAACACAAGGACATCCAGAAGCTGGATTCACATAATTCGGATTATTTACCACGAACATTTGTTGAAGCGGACGAATCGTCAGATTTATACGAATAGGGTGATACTGTAGGGCAAGAAGAGGCAGAGCCAAACCAGGATTCTTGCAAAACCAGAAACGCAGAGGGATATAAAGATACAGAGGGCCATAGAGACCGACGGAAGAAGATGGGGCATTTCCTTGACCTCCGCCTGTTGTCTTTGCTATCATGTTATTCCAACCTTGGCGTTTGTCTTCTGTGATTGTGAAATTAGACCACATTTCCATCCACTCACCCGTCTGCTTATCAATCTCTTACTCACCAATCTCAATACTTACTTCTTGGATGAGAACATGTCCCACAGAGTTTGAATATGATACAGGATCACCTGTTACAGAATCATAGAGAGCCGGGAGTTGGACTTCTAGCATCAATTTACCGAGCAAGTCTCCTTTTCTTGGTAATAATACAGTTATTCTCCGCCCGAAATCAGGCTGACTGTCAAACGGAATGATCTGCGATTCTATAGAAAAATTCGTATATCTACGATATACCATTTTGAACCAAGTTACTTGAGGATTGCCTGTCAAAAATACATCTTGTTTTCCTTGGGCCACAAGTTGTAAGAGTCCTCCACCCTGTGTCATCTGTTTCTAAAAGGTATAATGGAATACGATAATATTCGCGCAACAAATAGAGGAAATGAGTAGTAATGTTATTGTTCTCCGTACAGTCTATGCTCTGAATTCAAACACAAGTCAATATATTAGCAGTTATAGCCTGCTACTTACTGATGGAATCGGTGGAACATTCTGGACAGATGGACTTTCTTCTTTATCGCTTGTTGGCGGAACTGTGTTAGAGGGGTTGCCTTCGACAATCAGTAGTTTTAATTCACGCATATCAACAAATACATCGTATTTTCGCGGTCTCTCTTCCATGTCTACCGATATGTACACAGCAATCTCCACACTCAGCACAGCGATTGCAAATACGGGTGGAACTCTAAGTCTGATTAATCTTACCAGTTCTCTCGCGGGTCTCGGCGGTCTAGGATGGGCAAGTACAAGCACCGTACTCAGTATTGTCAGTACTTTTAACGCTACAGCTCAAGTCGGCCTTAGTACCATTAGCAGTTTTGCTTCATACAATACTTCTTCTCTGATTGGCCTTGGATCCATAGGATATATCAGCAGCTCCACACTAATGAGCAGTATTCAAGGACTTGGTTTACTAGGCTATATAAGTTCTTCTACTTTGACAAGCACCGTTGCATCCCTGGGAACTCTTGGCTACATAAGTTCTGGAAGTCTTGTCAGCAGCATACAAGGGCTAGGTAGCGGCGGTTATATAAGCAGCGCTTCATTCCAAAGTAGTCTAAGCGGCCTAGGATCTCTGGGATATATTAGTTCAGCTTCTTTGTACAGCTCAATCTCTCAGTACTATTCTACCGCTATCACCGTTAGCACAGTTCAAGGCCTCGGCAGCATAGGATACATTAGCACAAGCCAACTTGTAAGCACAACACAGGGCATTTCAGTACTAAAAACGAATGTGAGCTTTAACAATACGGGGCAGGTGGCGATTGTCAGTCTAGGCCAAGGAACAGCAGTCACATTCAATAATGTCAATCAAGTCATTTATATTTCTTCGTTCCTGACAAGCTCCATATACTACTCTGGAAACAGCGGAACTCAAATCGTGCCTACGCTGGTAAATTTCAGTAATATGTTATTCTCCACAGCGTCCATAGAGTTTAGTCCCTTCAGCTCATTCATAAATAGTAATTCTTTTATTAATCTGGATATCTATCCCAATCTTCTTTTTTCTAAACTAGCAACGGGCGCATCAAGCCCGATAGTATTAGGAATATCATCATTCTTACAGTTTGGATCCTCAAACTTGTACAATACAACAACAACTTCTTTCTTTTATGCTGGAAACACCACGATCAACTATCAAACAGGGACTTCTGGTGATGCTTCTAACTCATTCAACGCTCCTATACGAATTGCCATTCCTCCAAATACCGTCATAGATTACAGCCAACCCTACAATCTAAAACACTTTGTACCAGGTTCTGTGTCGGCAGGTCCTTTTGTTAACGCTTTGAATACAAATGTAGTGAGCCCCTACTTTGGTTCTACAGGATCTGTGTTTGTATCGGTTCAAAACATTATGTGAGCGCATCTAAGTAGAAGAAAATGTCGGCTCTCAAAACATACGACACAGACACCATAATTGTACGAAGAGTCTTGGCTTATACTTCTACAAATTCCATTATTCCTGCTTTGCAGACTCTCACGAGTGATGGAGTTGGTGGAACTTTTTGGGCGGTTCCTTCTTCTCTAGGAGGAATTCCTGCTTTCAATACGATCGCTGTCGATGGAGTTAATATAAACGCCAGTCTTCCTGTAAATAAATTCAACATTACAACTGGACAAAATATGGGCAGCGTAGTCAGTCCATCCACAAGTAATTATACGCTGTACAGCAAATCTTTCTCACAGATTGATATAAGTGGTGGAAATTCTGTCGTAAGTTACTCAAATTCCCTTCTAACCCCGACGGTGAAATTTGTAGGATGTAATGGAACTTCTATAAAATCCGATCCCTTGAAGAATACAATCTATTTTTTCAACAACATTTCCACTCTTGCTGGAGAAACATCATTATTTCAAAGTACTTTTATCTCTACAGCGGATGGACTTGGCACTCTAGGCTATGTGAGTACTGCAAGTCTTACATCAAGTGTCTATGGATTGGTAGACTTTTTTGCTTCTTATACTTATATTACTGAAGCACAACTTTCTACAAATCAAACCATTTCTACAGGAACCACAACAGTCTTACAACTACAATCGGTGTTAGATCCGAATAATTGGTGGGATAATGTAAGTTCTCTATTTGTACCTCAAATCTCTGGATATTATCATTTTGATATGCAAGTAAATTATAGTTCCATACAACAAGGGGTTATAGGGCATATACAATCACAAGTACAGAAAAATCACTCTACCATTATCAATCTTGAGACAGGTATTAATAATGGAGGAAACTCTATAACACATTCTGGAGGTGGATTCATATTTATGAATGGAATTGATGACGTATTGAGTGTAACAGCATATACTTCTAGTGTTATAAGTACGCAACTCATTTTATCATCTACCAGCTTTTTTACAGAATTAATTTCAAATCGTCTTGCTGCAGTTCCTATTAATAATGTATCAACTACGCAACTTATTTCTACTGTTGCTGGACTAGGAAGTTCTCGTTACATAAGTTCGTTTAGTATGATTTCTACTGTAAGAGGTCTTGGGTCTTCACGCTATGTAAGTTCATTCAACTTGGCATCTACGGTTGCTGGCTTAGGAACTTCTGGCTACATAAGTTCTTTTGATTTCTTGACTTCTACTGTAGGAGGTCTTGGAGAATTGGGCTACATAAGTTCTTTTGATTTCTTGACTTCTACTGTAGGAGGTCTTGGAACTTTAGGATATATAAGTTCCTTTGACTTCTTGGCTTCTACTGTAGGAGGTCTTGGAGAATCAGGCTACATAAGTTCAACTGACTTCTTGGCGTCTACACTAGCAGGTTTAGGAAGTTCTGGATATGTGAGTAGTGTAAATATAACAGTTGGAGATTTCTCAAGTATAGCTTCCATCGGTATTGGATGTAATGCGGGGGCGAATAACCTAGGGGAGTTTGCTGTAGCAATCGGCTGTAATGCAGGAAATACTAATCAAGGTTCAAATTCTGTTGCGATCGGTGTAAATGCTGGGTGTAATTCACAAAGTAACGATTCAGTAGCGATAGGATCATTAGCAGGAAATAGTAATCAAAATTCATTCGCTGTAGCTATAGGTGCAGGTGCTGGATCAACTACACAAAGTAACGACGCGATAGCCATAGGACATTCATCAGGTAATATCTCACAACGAGAATATTCAATTGCCATAGGGTCTGCTGCAGGATATGGTAATCAACAAGACTATGCGATTGCGATAGGCCAGGCGGCAGGTTCGAATGCACAAAAGAACAACGCTATAGCTATAGGCGCAAATGCAGGACTGAATACTCAACAATCCAATTCTATTGCTATAGGTATTAATGCTGGCTCAACTACACAAAGTAACGATGCGATAGCGATAGGGAACTCTTCAGGAAATGATACTCAAAGAGCTTTTGCAGTTGCGATAGGCTCAGGAGCAGGATATAGTCAGCAACAAGCGTATGCTGTTGCCATAGGTCCAAGTGCAGGAAGCAATACGCAAGGCGGAGGTTCAATCGCCATAGGCGGCGGTGCAGGTGCTAGTACACAATTATCTCTAGCAATTGCCATAGGTAATAATGCTGGTGGCCTGACACAGCAGACTCAGGCTATTGCCATAGGTACAAATGCTGGCGCCACGCAACAACAATCCAATTCTATTGCCATAGGCACATCTGCTGGAGGAACTTCACAAAGTAATGATGCGATAGCGATAGGAAATCAGGCAGGTTCAAATACTCAAAATGCCTATGCAATCGCCATAGGGAAGAGCGCAGCATATACCGGTCAAAAAGCCTATGCAATTGCCATAGGTTATGGCGCAGCTTATACTACACAAGAAGTGAGTGCGATTGCTATAGGTGCTGGCGCGGGAAATTCTCTCCAATCGCAAAACGCAATCGCTATCGGTTCAAGTGCTGGTAATAGCGGCCAAAGCACTA